ATTGAACAATTGAAGTTTGATATCATGCAACAATTTCAAGGTGTTGACCGTGGTGATAAACTGATTGTTATTCTTGACTCAATCGGTAACTTAGCATCAAAGAAAGAAGTTGATGATGCACTTGAAGGTAAGTCTGTTGCAGACATGTCTCGTGCAAAACAAGTAAAGAGTTTGTTTCGTATGATTACTCCACACTTGAATCTAAAAGACATTCCGATGATTGTTGTGAATCACACATACAAAGAGATTGGTTTGTATCCTAAAGATATCGTTGGTGGTGGTACAGGTTCTTACTACTCTGCTGATAACATCTTCATCATTGGTCGCCAACAAGAAAAAGATGGTACAGAAGTCACAGGTTATAACTTCATCATCAATGTTGAGAAGTCTCGTTATGTGAGAGAGAAATCAAAGATACCAATTTCAGTTTCATTTGAAGGTGGTATTCAGAAATTCTCTGGTCTACTTGATGTTGCAATGGAAGGTAAGTTTGTTGCCAAACCAAGTCCTGGTTGGTATGCGAAAGTTAATCAATCAACTGGTGAGATTGGTGACAAAGTTAGATTCGATGCAACTCAAACCGAAGCATTTTGGAAAGACATTTTATCAAGTGAATCTTTCAAAGAATATGTGAGTAAAAAATATGAGATATCTTATGGAAGTATTCTCCAAACTGAAGAACTTGTTCATGCCGAAGCCGAAGACGCTTGAAGAAGGCGCAGACTTTAAATTCTTTGAAGCACCTGAATGGACTGGTGTTACAATCCTACAAGGTGACTTCAAAGGTGTAAAGTATCACTACGGAAAGACATGGATAACCGACCAAGATGTTCAGGCAAAATTATCGTATGAATATACTGTGGATTATCCAGGTGAACATTCATACGAATCATTGCAATCAAATGAAAAATTTGCTACAATGATGGGTGACATCCTTGTGCTGTTGCTTGAACAATATATTTTAAAGGAAGAAAATGCATCGGTTGGAACTTACGATTCTGAAGAATCTAATCTATAGTGAAGAATTTACACGAAAAGTTCTGCCATTCCTAAAGCCAGAATACTTTGGCGACAATAATGAGAGAGTTGTATTCAAAGAAATATCTGACTTCGTTAATGAATACAACAATCTTCCAACGCATGAATCTCTTGTAATAAACTTAACTGAGTCTAAGAAACTCAAAGAGGAAGAGGTTCGTTCTGCGATTGGTATTCTCGAAACAATCAAAACAAACAAAGATGAACCAACTGAAAAAGAATGGTTGGTAAAGACTACAGAAAAGTTCTGTCAAGATAAAGCAATCTACAATGCAGTCTTAGAGGCAGTTTCTGTTCTTGATGATAAGAGTGGCGCAAAGAACAAAGGTGCTATTCCAGAGATGCTTTCGACTGCACTTGGTGTTTCGTTTGACCCAAATGTTGGGCATGATTATCTTGAAAACTCTAATGAACGATTTGAATTCTATCATCGTAAAGAAGAACGAATTGCATTCGACCTAGACTTCTTCAACAAGATTACAAAAGGCGGTCTACCTAACAAGACTCTTAACATTGCACTTGCTGGTACTGGTGTTGGTAAGAGTTTGTTCATGTGTCATGTTGCATCTGGTTGTATCTCTGCTGGTCAGAATGTTCTCTATATCACAATGGAAATGGCTGAAGAAAAGATTGCTGAGAGGATTGATGCAAATCTTTTGAATGTGCCTATCAGTGATTTGGCATTGATTTCTAAGTCTGATTATGATAGAAGATTCTCTGCACTAAAGTCAAAGACTCAAGGCAAGTTAATCATCAAAGAATATCCAACTGCTGGCGCATCTGTTCTACACTTCAAAGCACTACTGAATGAATTAAGATTGAAAAGAAATTTCAGTCCTGATATCATCTTCATTGACTATCTGAACATCTGCTGTTCTGCACGATTGAAACATGGTGCAAATGTGAATAGTTACTCATACATCAAAGCAATTGCAGAAGAGTTGCGTGGTCTTGCTGTTGAAGAGAATCTGCCGATTGTATCAGCTACACAAACAACAAGAAGTGGTTTCTCAAATACTGATCCAGGACTTGAAGATACTTCTGAATCGTTTGGTCTACCAGCGACTGCTGACTTCATGTTTGCTTTGATTTCTACTGAAGAACTTGAAGCCTTGAATCAGATTATGGTAAAGCAATTGAAGAATCGATATGCAGACCCAACAATGAACAAAAGATTCGTTGTTGGTGTTGACAAATCAAAGATGAGATTGTATGATGTTGAACAGTCTGCACAAGAAGATATCTCTGACTCAGGTCAGAATGCACCACCACTGAATACATTTGGTAATCGTGAAGGTAAATTTAACAAAAAATTTGATGGGTTTAAAGTATGATAAACTGTGTAAGATATTATGATGATACACTTCCTAAAACCAAGTGTGATGAAATCATTAAAAGATTCGAATATGATACCGATAGGCACATGCAGACAGAGTTAGAAGGTCACCGATACTTCACTGAATTGAATATCTCAGCATATCCTGATTGGCAAGACATTCACAATATGCTTTTGGATGAGATGCAGAGAATGTTGAAAGTCTACAAGTATGACTTGAACCTTGATGATAAAGTTTGGCCAGAAGAACTTGCATGTGAACAGTTTCGAATGAAGAGATATCTACCTAACGATAAAGATGAATTCAAACTTCATGTTGATGTGGGCAATGCCGCTTCCGCTCGTAGATTTCTCGTTTACTTTTGGTACTTGAATGATGTTGAAGTTGGTGGTGAGACTGCTTTTCAGTGGAATAGTACTTCTGAAACGACCAGCACTGTTAAACCAATTGCAGGCAGATTGCTTATGTTTCCACCTATGTGGACATATCCTCACGCAGGTCTGAAACCTATGAGCGGACCTAAATATATCATTGGTGGTTATTTGCATTACACTTAGGAAGTATATGAAAGTCGTAGAATTTGATTCGAGTAAAAATGAAAAAAAGACAAAGCAATATATGCTTGACATTTTAGAAGAAGTTAGAAAAAGTATTGAAGATGGTACGATTAAAGAATATCTTGTAGCAACTATGGATGCAGATGCTGAGATAACTCTATATGGACACACAAATGATTTTGTTGGTACAATTGGAATGCTTGAGACTGCTAAACATAACATGCTCATGGAGAAGATGTTAGGACCCGATTGATATAAATAGGTCATTAATTGGGGGATAGGTATGAGTTCAGCTTCAGACAAATATGAAAATGATGTTGCCGCAAATGTCAATAAGATTCCTGGCGTTAAGGCAACAAGACCACCAGGAGACACTGCTTATGCAGATGTAAAAGTCACCTACAAGAAACTTTCACATTGGATGGAAGTTAAGATGAACCATACGGATAATCTTTCTAATCCAAGAGTTTACTATGAAGGTGGTAAGTGGAAGACTACATACAAAACTCCATCAGCAAAAGCGGCAGTTGATATTTTGAATAAAGACCCAAAGACTAAATCCTTTCTAAAAGATATTGCTGAATATTCTGGTATACCAATTGCATCGATTAAGATTCCTACAACTAAAGGTGGTCTAAAAGAAGAGGGTGCGGTTCCGCTTGATGTTATGAAGAAGTACTTCAATCAACCAGGAGTTAATCGCTACATTGCTAACAAAGCAAATATGGACTTAGGTAAAGTTGTTACTGAACATTACACAGAAGGAAAAGCAGAACCTGCATACTACATGCAAGCAGGAGATGATTTTTATCGTATCTCAAATAAAGACCCATTCAAATTAGGAGCATCAATTCCTTTGTTAAGTGGTAGAGGTGATTTTAAAGTTCGTGTAGCAACTCGTTCTGAATTTTATGAAGTCCAAGCTGAAATCAAAATTGCACATATGCCAAACAGTAATTATTCTGTGAAGCCAGGAACAAGAAAAAAGAATCCATTCAAATGAAATTCGCACAATTTTTAAACGAAGCAAAGAAAGAAGGCGCAAACCTTCACCTTGAGCATATTGAAGATGAAGTTCTGAATCGTGGTGTCGCTGGTACTAGAGAGGCGATTAACTTTCTCCGTTCACTGCGTGATATGCTTGCGGGACATTCAGAATCAAAAATCAATGTCACAACAAAGTGGGATGGTTCACCGGCAGTATTCTGCGGTATCAATCCAGACAATGGTAAATTCTTTGTTGGTACTAAAGGTGTCTTCAATGCAAACGCCAAACTAAATTACACTGATGCTGACATTGATGCCAATCACAAGGGTGAAGGTCTTAATGCAAAACTTAAAGTTGCACTAAGATATCTTCCAAAACTTGGTATCAAAGGTGTCTTGCAAGGTGACATGATGTTTTCTAAAGGTGACATAAAGACTCAGACAATCGATGGTGTTGAGTATGTTACATTTCAACCAAATACACTAGTGTATGCAGTTCCATCAGAATCAAAGTTAGCACAGTCAATGCTTGCCGCACAGATGGGCATTGTGTTTCACACTTCATACACTGGCAAAACTTTCTCAGATATGAAGGCATCATTCAATATCGATATCAAAAATTTAACAACAACAAAAGATGTTTGGTTTCGTGATGCATACTTTACTGATGCATCAGGTACTGCAACATTCACGAAAGAAGAAACTGTAGAACTTACTGGTATTCTTGCTGATGCAGGAAGACTCTTCAATCAAATCAATGCAAAGACACTGAATGAGATTGCCACCAGTGATACCATAAAGATTCAAATCAAAACATTCAACAATACAAAAGTTCGTTCAGGTGAATCTATTAAGAACACTACTGCACACACTGCCGAATTGATTCGTTATGTTGAAGAGAAATTGAACAAGGCTATCAAAGAAGTTAAGATGGCAGAGACTATAAAGAAAAGAATCACAGAGAAGAATGAAATCATGCGATTCTATCGTTCAAATGCAAGTAACTTAAAACTTATTTTTGATATGCAGAATTTACTTGTTGAAGCAAAGAACATGATTATTAAGAAGTTGCAACAGATGAGACAAGTTACAAACACTTTTGTTCAGACTGAAGATGGTTTCAAAATTACAAATCCAGAAGGTTTTGTTGCAGTAGATAAACTAAAAGGCAATGCTGTGAAATTAGTTGATAGGCTTGAATTCAGTCATCTAAACTTTACTGCACAGAAAGCATGGAGTAAATGATGGCAACAAAATATGATATTAATGCTATTCTAAATGAATACAGTGATGATGATTTTGGATTCTCTGCCGTATCTGAAGAAGAATACAATGCGGTAATTGCAGAGAAAGATGAGACTGTTGAAGAATACAAAGCAAGACTTCAACAAGTTGAAAAACTTATTATGCCGTTCTTAACAAATCTTTTAAAGACTGCTGACAAACCATATATCAATTGGCCTAATCGTAGACCAATTCTTGAGTCACAAATTCAAAAGATTCTAACACTTACAAGAGGCTAAATGTTAAAATTCTCTGAACATATTATTAAGGTAGGTGACAAATACCGATTAGTCTCTAAATCAAAAGGTAAGAATTTAGGAACATATGATTCAAAAGCTGGTGCTGAAAAGAGAGAAAGACAAGTTCAATATTTTAAACATCTAGGCGAACAAGAGTTTGTTTCAAAAGCTGGTGCTGGTGAAGAAGGTAGACCTGAGTTAGTAAAGAAATATAAGAAAGACACTCCTGGTCAAACAGTCAAAGAAGATGCTGAACAATGTACTCTATATACATCACAGCAATTGAAAGACTTAGAAACTTTTGCCGACAGACTTCTTAAAAAATATCAAGTAGACATTCAATTCACAAAACACTTTGCTGAACGAATGAGTGATTCGAGAAATGTTCCTTGTATTAAGATTACCGAGTTGCAACAGTTCTTCAAAAAGATTGAGAAGAACAAAGCGGCTAAGATTAAAGCACATGGTGATGGGCAAGCAGTATTGGTAGACTTGCAAAAAGACTTGAATCTTCCTGTAGTTATTGATATAATGGGTGATTCGTTTGAAGTTAGAATGAAGACTATCATGCGAAAGAAAGATTTTAAAACAAGTGACGATAAAATTGCTGTAGAGTCATTTTTAGGATTTATAGATAAGTAATTAAACAAGTGAGGTTGTTATGCAAGATGTGGTTGTTGGTGCTATCACCAATTATGATTTCGACAAAATAAAGTATTGGGTGAATTCTCTTGACACCTGTGGGTTCACGGGCAAGAAAGTTATGCTTTGCTACAATATCTCTTTTGATGTTGTAGAAGAATTAACCAAGAGAGGTTATGTAATCATTGCTTTCACTCGCAATGATGAATTGAAAAGATTCGAGTACCGTGAAGAGTTCAACATCATGCTTGAACGATTCATGCATCTATGGTACTTTATGAGTCAACTAGAAGACCGTGCAGAATATCGCTATCTAATAGCAACCGATGTTCGTGATGTTGTCTTTCAAAGAAATCCATCAGAGTGGTTAGAAAAGA